GTGCTTTCTTTAGATGTGAAGAAGTGTTTGCTGACAGGATAACAGCTTTAGAGTGTGAACTATTAGACATGGAAGATAAGGAGAGTGAGTATAGTGAGTTATCATGATTTGTATTCTAGAAAAAAATCTAAAATGAAATACATAAGAACTCCGGATGATATATGGGAGCCTTTAAATGCTGAATTTAATTTTACTATAGACGCTTGTGCTTCCGACAAAAATCATTTAGTAGATAGGTACTGGACTGCTGAAACAGACGCTTTAAAACAAGAGTGGAATGATGAAATAATTTATTGTCACCCTATGTTCGATAGACATATTCCTAAGTTTATTAAAAAGGCTATTGATTCCACTTCCCTATGTGTGTTCCTGCTACCAGCTTCTACACACACAATTTATTTTAAAAAGTATTTGTGGGATGATGAAACACATTCGCCTAGACCAGATATACAACTTAGATTCTTAACTAAACCTATTGGAGAAGTAAGGAAGGGTTTTGTTTTTAAAACAGAGGATAATGAAATTCCAAAAATGGGATATATAAGACAGCTTATGCTTGTAGTTATAGACAAGAGAGAAAAAAATGACAGAGTATGATGTCTTTGCTATTTACAGAGAGCAAGAAGAAAAAGATAAAGTCTCTGCTATTGAAAGTAACAATGGGGTATTGACTGTCTATTTCACAGATGGTACAATGGAAGTCTGGAAACAATCTAGGTGGAGAAAAAAACTTAAGAAAATAAGGGGAAGAAATGAAAATTGAAAAAATATTAATTGTTTTATTATGTGCGTTAGTGGCGTGGAACTCTTACACTATCTTTGAAAAAGATAATAGTAAGGACACAGCTTTATTAGTTCTTGATAAACGTATAGTAAACGCAGAAGATAGTATTAAAAGTATAATTAATTATATTGAAAATGATAGGGGGCAAATTAAAAATGAATTCAAAAGTGAGATAAATTCTCTTGGTTTAGCTTTAAGTAGTCATGAACATCAACCTATTTATATTGAAGTTGAAAAAGAAGTGGTCGTAGGTGAGGAAGAAGTTCCTGTTATAGATACTCCTTCGGAATCTATTGTGCCTATCGTTGATGATATAATAATTGAAGAGACAACATCAGTGATGTCAGTGACACCAGTGACACCAGTGACACCAGTGACACCAGTGACACCAGTGACACCAGTGACAGTGGTGGCTTGTCCTAAAGTACACAACAGACTAGGGCGATACATAGAAAATGTTAGAATAAATAGAGATTATAAATTTATAATAAATTATGATGTTGAAGATAATCAAGTAGCTAATGTAGATTTTTCTATAAACTTACCAAGTAATTTAAAAAGAGCTTTAACAAAATATTTAAACTCTTTTCAAATGTATGGAAACACTAGTGGGTGTACTCTATCAATTAAAATATTGAAGAACTAATATAATTTCTAACCATATCTTAAATTGCCCTCTAGCTATACATAAATATTTAAGATATACTTTCTCAAAGTTCTAGTCGTGTGGTCTAGAGGTTAAAACCACACACTTGACGTAGCCATCGGCAGATGGTATACTGGAAGTTCGATAATTGCCAAACACAAGGAGAAAAAAATATGGCAACAGAAGTAGGCTTGGCTTGGTGGGCAAGTATAAAAATCCCCAATACTAAATTTGAACCTGTCTATCAGGTAAACCTTATCATAGATAGGGATATTGCTGAACGGTATAAAGCAGAAGGCTGCACTATCCGTGAAATGGAAGAAGGTCCAGCTTTAGTAATTAAAAGAAAAGTTAATGGTCCTAATGGAATGATTAGGAACGCACCAAAACTTTTAGATAAGGAAGGCAATGACATTGACATTCTTGTTGGTAATGGTTCAAAGGTTAAAGTTCAATTTAATCCTTTTGAATGGGAGTATGCAGGTAACTCTGGTAAGAGTTTAGACTTTCAAGCTATGAAAATTTTAGAGCTTGTAGAGTATGAAGGAAGATCACCAGATGGATCAGAGCTTGGTGACGAGGAGTTTTAAATGACAAAAGAAACTATAGAACAGAAACCATTTGTTACTATTAATGATGTGCAAATAAATATTGAAGACTTGCCTGAAGAAGGACAAGGAATCTTTGGTAGGTTGCAACGATTGAATCAGAAGAAAGCTAATATTGTTTTAGACTTGGAAGAAATCCAAGCAGGTATTAACTTCTTTTCTAATAGAATCGTAGACATTGTTAATGAAGATAATGCTCCTGCCGTAAATGGTGAAGAGAAGGAAGAACATAGTTCTGAGTCTGATAAAGATTCGGAATAGTGTGTGCCTAACCAAGTTTGCTAGTTCTTGGATATAAAAACTAGCATTTTTTATGAGGGTAATTAATATGGAACAAAGTAAATTTATTAAACATAGACTGCCATGTAAGTCTTGTGACAGCAGTGATGCAGTTTCTTTAAATGCAGATGGCTCTGCTAAATGTTTTAGTTGTAATACATGGTATATAAAATATGAAAATAATGAAGTAGGAAGTGAGGTTGTGGAACAATCAGAGAATAACACAGGTTTAAATGCTCATGGTGGTATGTTTGCCCCCCTTTCAGATAGGGGAATATGTAAAGAGACTGCTCAGAAATATGGAGTAAAAGTTATTTATGGAAGTGATGGAGCTATAGCTCAACACATCTATCCTTATTTTATTAGTAACGAGATTACGGCTACTAAAACTAGATATGTTCGTGATAAGAAATTCTCTTGTGCTGGGTCTTTTTCAGGCACAGGTTTATTTGGAGAGAATATATTTAAAGATGGTGGTAAGTACATTACTTTAGTTGAAGGAGAGTGTGATGCTATGGCTGCCTATGAACTACTAGGTAGTAAGTGGGCAGTCGTATCAATAAAAAGAGGAGCTTCCTCTGCCGTTACAGATGTTAAAGAAAGTTTAGAGTATTTGGAAAGCTTTGATAATGTTGTAATTTGCTTTGATGAAGACAAAGTAGGAAAAGAAGAAGCTAAGAAAGTTGCATCTATTTTAAAACCCGGAAAGGCTAAGATACTAACTCTTCCTAGTGGATTTAAAGACCCTAATGAAATGCTTCGTAAAAATAAATTTCAAGAATTTACAAGAGCTTGGTGGGATTCTAAATTATTCACACCAAGTGGAATTATTAGAATAGCTGAAAAAGAAGACGAGTTTTTTAATAGAGAAAAATTAAAGAGTGTACCTTATCCTTGGAACGGACTTAATAAAAAATTATACGGACTAAGACAAGCTGAATTAGTTTGCATCTGTGGAGGAACTGGACTAGGTAAATCTAGTTTAACTAGAGAATTAGAGCATTGGTTAATAGAAAAGACTGATGATAATGTAGGTGTTATTGCACTAGAAGAATCTTGGCATAGAACAGTTGACGGAATACTTTCTATCGAAGCTAATGCTCGTTTGTATGTTGATACTATTAGAGAAGAGTTTGATCAAGATATATTAAAAGATATGTATCATAAAATTTTCGGAAGTGATAGAGTGTTTGTACATGCTCACTTCGGAACAAATGATATAGATTCTATATTTGCGAAGTTAAGATACTTAATTGTGGGGTGTGATTGTAGGTGGATTGTTATAGATCATTTACATATGCTTGTCTCAGCAACATCAGAAAGTGACGAGAGGAGAGCAATAGATAATATTATGACAAGGCTTAGAAGTATTGTTGAAGAGACAGGAGCCGGAATCATATTAGTGTCTCACTTAAGAAGAGTTAGTGGGGATAGAGGTCACGAGAACGGAGTAACTGTCAGTTTATCTCATCTTAGAGGTAGCAACTCAATAGGTCAACTATGTGATTGCGTTCTGGCTTTGGAAAGAGACCAACAATCAGACGATGAATTAGAAGCTAGAACAACCAAGATTCGTGTTTTAAAATCTAGGTACACAGGGGATGTTGGGTTAGCTACTTCATTAATATACGACCCTAAAACTGGTAGAATGTCAGAAGAAGATTATTCAGAGTTATTAAATGAAGATGATGGAGTGCCTTTCTAATGAACTTAATATTTGATATAGAAACTAATGGCTTAAAGCCATCTAAGATACATTGCATTGTAGCTATAGACGATCAGGATAAAGTATACACTTTTACACCAGACCAGATAGAGAAGGGTATAGAATTCTTAGCAGAAGCTGATACTCTTATTGGTCATAATATTATAGGCTACGATTTACCTGTCATTAAAAAATTAATGGGTGTAGATTTAACTAAGTCTGTTAAAGTTTTTGATACTTTAGTTGTATCTAGACTTATCAATCCTAATCAAGAAGGTGGTCACAGTTTAGAAATGTGGGGATACAGATTAAAATTTCATAAGTCGGAGCAACCAGACTTTTTAAATTATTCCAAAGAAATGCTTAAATATTGTATTAAAGATGTCCAGTTAAATAAAAGAGTTTACGAAGAACTACAAAAAAATATGGTGGGATTTAAGAGGGATAGTTTAGAGTTAGAATTTAAAGTTGCAGAAATTTTAAAGGACCAAGAAAATTCTGGGTTTAAATTTAATATGGAGAAAGCCATCTTACTATTATCAAAGCTTAGAGAGAGGATGAAAGAGGTAGAAGACGAAGTGCATAAAGTTTTTAAACCTAGATGGGTCGATGAAAAACTTGTAACCCCTAAACTTAAAAAGGATGGAATTTTATCTAAGCAAGGATTAACTGAGTATGAATATGCCGAAATAAAAACTTCTGGATTTATTAAGCCTTTCATGAGAAAGTCTTTTCAAGAATTTAATCTTGGTAGTCGTAAACAAATAGGAGAATACTTACAAGAGTTTGGCTGGAAGCCTAAAACTTTTACACCTACAGGACAACCTATAGTAGATGAAGCAGTTCTTTCTAGAATAAAAAATATACCAGAAGCTAAACTAATAGCTGAGTTTCTTTTATTACAAAAAAGAATTGCTCAGATTGAATCTTGGGTTGACGCAGTTGAAGAAGATGAAAGAGTACATGGTTTTGTAATTTCTACTGGAGCAATTACAGGTAGAATGAGCCATAGGAATCCAAACATGGCACAAGTTCCTAGTGTTCATAGTCCTTATGGCGAGGAGTGTCGCTCTTGTTGGGTTGTGGATAAGGGATATAAATTAATAGGTGTTGATGCTGCTCAATTAGAATTGAGAATGTTAGCACACTACATGAAAGACGAGGGGTATATAAATGAAATTATTAACGGAGACATCCACACT